TAGTCGTGGTAGACGAGTTATTCTATAAACGTTTATATTAAGTAATATAACCATATTAGCCATGTTGACGTTAGATCAGATTAAAGAAAAGGTATATTTTGAATTTAGAAGAGCACAGACTGATGCAATGCATACAGAAAGACTTGGAAGAATTCATGTTTCTGACATCATAAAACCATGTATGAGAAACGTTATTTATAAAAAACTACTTCCATTCACTGGAATGGATACGGAAGATATGCGTAGCCTTTACATAGGTCAGGCTGTTCACAATGCGTCTATGGTCGCTACAGATGATAAGTATCATGAGATGTTTTTGGCTTATGATTATACAAGAGATGAGGCATTAACATATAAACAGGCTAAGGCTATACCAGAAAATGATCCAAAACACATGGATATTATATATGGTTCTATTGACGATTTGGTTAAAGTAAACGGTGAGTGGGTTATAACAGATAAGAAAACAACTGGATCTATAGACTATTTCGCAGGTAGATATGGTAAACCTAGTGAATCTCACGTAGATCAGATTAATAGATATCGAGTTTTGTTAAAAAAATGTTACAATATTGACTCAAAACATGGTGCAGTCATCTATATCTCTAACTCAATTAATAGGGAAAAGAAAGATAAGCCTACAGTTTTGGCATTCAAATTAAGTCCAATAGAAGAAACGTTAAAGGATATGATAATAAAGGCAAAAATCATAAAGGAATCTATGGAAGAAACAAAGTTGCCTGAAAGAACAAAATGTTATCTCTGTGATGGGATGTGTCCATACGCCTCTAGATGTTTTAGTGAGGATGAATTCCAAATTGATAGATGAACATCAGATAAGAGACATGATTTTATATCAGAAAGAGAAAATAGTTCACGAAGAACCTGACGCAGAAGAATTTCACATACCACATAAGTTTGTCAATATGTCTGATGATGAAAGGCGTGGGGTTATAAGATCTCTAACATGGGTATTAACAGCAGATGAAGAAGATCTTCGTTGAAGATATATTTTAATGCCAACAATAAGGCTACTAAAGAGGCTTTAATTCAATGTGGTGTAAAGAACGTAATGCTTTCATTCAGGCATTCATATGCAAATATAAATACATTCAGGAATAAATTTGAATCTGTTTTTGTAGTTGCTGGAACTAAAACAAAAGCTGATAATTACCATTCATTTTTACGAACAAAAAAAGAATATTATGATCTAGCCACACAGTATGATGTAAGATATGATATGGATGAAACTGTGAAATATTTAGAAAAGGAAAGAAAAGAAGGTATAGATTGGACAATTCCTGTATTACAAAAGAACTATCTTTTACATCTAAGTAGGATTAGACCAGAACCTAATAGTATGGTGTGCCTTGGGGAAATTCATGGGTATGATGAAACAGAAGATCAGATAAGAAAGTTACCTAGAAACCTAAAATATCATGGATTAGCTAAAGGCAAGTTTGTCATGAATAGAGTATTTGATAGTATAGATACGAGTGCTTGGATATCTGCAGCGATGTCAAAGAAGACAGAGGTATGGAATGCCAATACAACCTATTCAATGTTCTTTGGTGAGAAGGGTAAGTCTATGAAGCCCATGCTTAATCATGCTCTAGAAGTATATAAAGAGAATTTGGAAAAGGTGAATGTGACAAAGGATGGTATATTAAATAATGATTATTATCACCTGTTAAAAGCACCTGTAGCACTGCTTTTTATGCCTATGTGTAAGGCACTTAACTGTTATGAAGAAAACTTTATAAATTAACAATAATAGAAACAAACATGAGTGATGATAAGTTATTCAAGATTAAGCCTATAGGCAAAGGTGGAGAGGTTGTCCTTGATAAGAGAAAAACCATATCACCGTTTAATTCTGCAAAGCATTTAAGAACTGCAAACATACCTGCATATTGTGACCAATGTGTGTATAGGTCTATTGACTCAGGTGGTAATGGTAAATGTCCAAAATATGAAGAGGGTGCTATATGTGCAATTCGTGAGGATTTTGTAAAATTCATTAATGATCTAGATACTAGAAATCCAGAAGATGTTAAATCAATGCTTGATATGTTAGCAAAACTATCATTTGAAAATGTGTTAATGGCTCTAGCAGAGTCTAAATTTGATGGTAACATACCTGATAGGAACACAAAAAGTGAGATTAACACCCTGCTAAATGTAGTGAAAACTATCAATGAATTGAACAGTAAGATAGTTTTATCGGAAAAAACAAAGTATGACAGTAAGGGAGATATTGAAAGTATATTCAAACAGATAAAGGCACAGAGGACAGACTGATGGAAGAAGACTTATACTTGTGGTTTCTATGTGGTTGTTATCTACTAGGTGGTTTAACTATTGGTTGGTTTGGTGGGATTTGGTATAGAGATAGAAAGAAAGGTGGTAAAACTGGAACAGGAAGATGGGATTATATTGACAGACATTTAGGAGACGGTGGATTTAATGAGTAAGGCATATGATATTAAGCATTGTATTCATTGTGGAAAACATTTTTGTTGTTCAGAACAAGTTTTATTACACATAAAAACAAAACATATGGTGATTGGTAGTGGCTAATCCAGAATACAAAGAAGGTCATTGTATAAAATGTGGGTGTTATTGGCAAACATCTGATGATGTTAGAAAAGCATTAGGTTGTAAGTGTGATTGCCATGAATGATGACGAAAGACATCTGCTAGAATATGAGAATTATGAGAAAAAGTTAGAGGAATCCATACCAAAAGAAACAGATAAGAGAAAAAGAGATTGGTTAGAGAATAGACTTAAATCGGTTAAACGAAGAATTGTAGCTGTGAGTGTTGAAATAAAGAATGGCTAAACCAAACAAACAAGTGTTAGAAGAACGAAAAAATTTCGTTCAAACTATAACAGACTGTGCTAGAAATCCAAGTAAATTCAGTGAGATATTTTTAGACCACAAACTATTTCCTTATAACAAAAAATATGTAGACTGTCAGGACAGATTCATTGTTTATCGTTCTGGTAGACAGGTAGGTAAAACCATGTCTACAGCAGTCAAGACGATACATTTTGCATTCTTTGCACCTTTAATGTTGGACTCAATAAAAGATGAATGTACCATAGTCATAGCAGCACCTACACAAAATCAGGCTACAATCATGTTTAACAGGATAAGGGATATGATATTGAAGAATGAATTTCTTGCTGGGTTTGTCACAAGGAATACCCAAACAGAATTGTGGGTGAGATTTCTAGATAATACAGGACAGGCTAAGATAATCACAAGGGCTACAGGTGAAACAGGTGTCAGTTTGAGAGGCTATTCACCTCACTGTATAATAGCAGACGAGTGCTCATTTATCAAGACTGATATTCTAAGGGCTTTTCTACCTTCAGGCATGGCTACAAAGGCTAGGGTGTGGCTCACATCAACACCATTCAGTAAGGCTGGGTATTTCTACGAAGCCTGTCAGAATTCAAAGCCTACAAGTCCAGAGGGAATGTGGACAGAATTTCATGTAAAGTCTACAGATAACCCATTAGTTCAAGAAGATCCTATATTCGTAGAAGAGATAAAGAAACTTACCAGAGAGGAATATGTTCAGGAAGTCGAGGGTGAATTCCTAGATATAGGTGACGCTTTAATACCTAACAGTTTAATAATGGAATCAATCTCAGACGCTAGACCTAAAGGCAGAGTATCATATTATATGGGTGTAGACGTAGCAAGAACAGGAAGAGATGAAACAGTATATACCATTGTAGCCATTGATCAAAATGACGTATGTTTTGTTGAGGAAGTAGCAGCAGAGAGTCAATCTAACGTGGTAGATGTGGCTGGAAGGGTAGGGGATTTTGCCTCTAAATATAATGTAGAGACTATTTTTATAGATGAAACAGGTTTAGGTGGTGGTTTGATGGATCTTTGTAGAAATCAGGGATTACCATGTAGGGGTGTGGTATTTACACTACAAGAAAAGGCAGATATGTATAGAAATCTAAGGCTATTATTTGAGAATCATAGGATAAAATTAAGGGAAGTTAACAAACTGGTCTATCAGCTCTCGTATTTACGAAGGGAATATACCGAAACAGGCATAATGAAGATCAAATCTGACGAACATGACGACTACGCAGACAGTTTGGTACTAGCCTGTAGGGCAGCATTTAAGGGTAATGAGTGGCACGTAATAGAAATGGGTAAGGCTTTGCAGAAAGCACTGTTTGGTTAATCTTTAAATATATATAGGAGATATTAAAACATGGCATTACCGAACAGAAAAAAATGGATTACTGAAAGACAGACAGCATATCTAAACGATCATAGTTTTTTAGAAAATCATATAAATACCACAAATGATTTTAAAAATGAAAAATCATTATCTATGGCAAACGAGGATTATGAAACAGAATTTAATTCTACCAAAGCTGCTGAATCAAAACCTATGGACATAGAGGAAGAAGTTTCAGCTATTGAAGATGAAGTAAAGAAACCTGAAAATGATGAAGGAGAAGTTGAGGCTGCAGAAAGAGAATGGGAATATCAGAGAGAACCAGAGGCTCAGGATTTAACAGCACCAGATATGTTTTCCAATTTTCGTAAAGAGACATTACCAATTTTTGCAAGTAAATTCAGCAACCCATTAAAGAGGGATAAAAAAGGAAAGAAAAAAATAGGAAAATTATTATGGGAAGATGATAAAAAACTAGATGTAAAACCAAAGAAAACACCATTTCAAAAATATGAAGAGGATTATGTAGCAAGAGTAACACAACCAGAGATTTCAGGAAATGAGAAACATCGAATGGAACATCCTAATACAAAAGAATACTCTTTCTATAAATCTATGTTAGAATTTCATGATAAAATTGCAACTGACGCAGAAGAAACTCCAATAGGAGCACAAGCCACTGGGAGTTCAGGCTCTAGAGGTGCAGGTGCACCTTTCAAAAGAGGTAAAGGTAAAAAAGTTGGACAACTACAATCTTTAGTAGGTGGTTCAAAAAAACCGTTTGGTTCAAAAGGAAAGAAAGGCGTTGTAGGCAGGGGTGCTAAACAAAGACAGGGTGGAACTAGCTCACCATCTCCAAATGCAGGTGGTGCTATGGCTGGATTGGGAAATCAATATCAACCTAAAATGCAAGTAAAACCAAATCCTGCTGGATTAGGATCACCGTTCAAACAACAAGTCGGGCATCAGAAAGTACCAAAACGAGCACCAGCAAAGCCAGTAAAAGATAGAGCACAAGGAGAAGCACAAGCAATAAAGCAACCTACTCATGCTGGATCTAGTGGTCAGATAACACCACCAAAAGAGGAAAACAGAAAATTACCAAGACCAAAGAAACTAAATAGAAAAGGAGAGAAGAAAGAGGCAAAGAGAATACAACAGCAGAGAAGAGAAAGTGCAGGTAGAGGATCGGAAAAAAATCCACCACCAGCAAGTGGTGAAAAATATAGAAAACAACAGGCAGCCGAGGCATTAGCAAGAAAATTAGGAAGAAAGATGCCAAGCTCAGGTAGTGGTGCACCAAAAATAGCAGCAATGCTCAAAGCATGGTATGGTGAAATTTATGGTATATAAAACATTAAAAGGAGTTGGAACTACCTTTATATACAAAGATGGATTTGGTGCTGGTAATTCAGCCACTCAAGATGCGATAGCAAACAACGTTGTCATTGATCCAGATACTTTCGTAGGTAACAAGAACAATAAAGAAACTTATATAGGTGACAAGGACAAAGAGAAGTTAGCAATGAACAAAATACAACACACTAAAGTTGGTGACGACATACATTATTACATGAATGGTGTGGAAGGTAGGGGAATTGTAGTTAAAATGAGTAATGAATATGTACTTGTAGCCAAGGAAGATGGTGATTTTCAGGATATTCATATAAGTGATACGTTTTTTGTTAAGGATATAGTATTAAATAAGACATGGGATATGATGGATTCTAATGAAAGGACTGAAATGCTTGTAAAGGCACACGCACCCTCTGCTAGATTCGTTACAAAAGACTGGTATAGTTTACCAAGAGAATTGAGAGATGTTTTGACAAAGTTTACTGGCTCAACATCTGAGGCAGGAGTGTCGAGAGATGATGAAACTAAGACACATAGAGACCGAGATCAATCATTGGCAGCAAACAACCCAACAACTGATGATGAACAGAGTAATGGACTTAAAAGAGATGAGAAGGTTGCATCTGATGTAGATAAAGGTTATGGTGATGAGTTTAAGGAAGGTGGATTCAAACAGCAACAAGCAAAGAAGAAAAAGCCAAAAGGAAAAAAATGTGTTAGTTGTGGTAAAGTACACAAGGGAGACTGGAAGGAGAAAGATTCAATTACAGGAGAACAATCTAAGGAAGGAAAACCAGCAACAGGTCACTGGGCAGATTGGGCGTGTGAGACTTGTGGTATGGAAGGACATGGTCGGGAAGATTTTGAGCATCACGAACTAACACATGGTGGAAAAAAGACTGGAAGGAGAGGACATCAAGTGGAAGGAGGTAAATTTACTCCATATGATCCACAGAGTAGAAGCCCAGCAATGGTTGAAAGATCAGACGTAGAACATGGAGCATATGGTGCAGCAGGTGGATCACCAAACGCAGGTGTAAGCACGCAAGCAGCATTTGACATTGATGAGGATACTGGTTATGAAGAAAGACCACATATATGTGAAGACTGTGTAGGTAAACTACCTAGAAGTGACGCAAAAGGTCACCACGAAAATGAGATAGAAGAAGATAAGAATGAAAAATCACTAAAGGAACAGTTTGATAAAGTAAAAGAAAAAGAAAAGTCGGAACAGTTTAGAAAAATTTACGGTGGTGGAAAGAAGAAAAAGAAAGGAGTTCCAGAATGGAATGTGAATTCATGGGGAATTAATTACACTGTGAAAGAAGATGACTATAACTTTTGGGATGAAATGGATAAAGAAGATAAGAAGATAAAAGAAGAAGAAGAAAATTGAATGATAGTATTTTTGGAATAGTAATTACATTTTTAATAATAGGTGTAGTACTCTCTATAGGAGTGGGTTATCAGGGTAGTGTTGACTTACCATCAATTGATCTAGGCGAAGAAGAAATACCAGAAGTAGTTGAATCAGATAAAAGATTGGACAACGCATATTATGAATGGTGTGACAAAATGGGCATAGAATGTCAATAAGCTTTATAAACCACCTATATATAAACAATGTATGAAACGAGAAGAGCAACATAAGTGTATACAATGTGGTGCTACACTTCCTTGGCGTTATAAAGGAAGACAAAAAATCTATTGCTCTGATATTTGTAGAAAAACATACACTAAAAATAAAAAGAAAGATTAAGCCCTAGAAGGATAGGTGCTTTTTGGCTCAGCATCTTCAGGTAAAGGATTACTTTTTGCAAATTCTACTAACAGTCTATGAAATAAAACAGAATCACTTTCAGTTCTTTGACCTGTTTTGGTGTCTTTCACAAACTTTGCAAACTTTCTAAACCATTCCTTGTCTACCCAAGTTATACATATTGTTGTATAATTATTATTTAGTTTCCGTCTTGCCATAAAATCATTTATATGTTCCTATATATAAATCTATTTAAAAAAAAATAATGGTTAAGCAGAGATTTTTTCTGCTCTTTTAGGATACATACTGAGAGTCAACATCATTCTGTTTGAACCTTGTGCTGGCTTTTCAATTACATATGCGTCTAAACCATCTGAGGCATCTTTTTCTATACATTTGGTTACTGCAAAAAGCCAGTGTTCTGACTTTGCTTGACCAACGATAGCTTTTGCGAAGGTGTGTCTCTTTCCTTCGGTGGTTGTGATCTCTGCCACGTCAGCTCCTACTGAGTCAACGTGCTTTAACTCCATTTTCTGGATGACGATTTTGTCGCCAGCCTTTAATGGGGTGCTGTCAAAAGAGCCTTCCACATCGAGAACTTCTGAAACGTTCATAATACATATATATCATGACCTAATATAAACCTATTTAAAAAAAAATGTGTGACTATTTACCGAATAATATAGCCAATATATTTTCTAGGACTTTGAGTATTTCCAATCTCAAATTCAGTGTTTCGTTATCTGCTGGTGATTGTGTTGATAATACTTCTATTGTTTCTGTTTCAACTAGTGGTTCACCTGTCTGTCCATCATACTTTGTAGATGTGGTAACATCTATTAGTGGTATATCAACCTCTTCCTCTTCACTCATTGTGACATTAAGAGTGTGAGTTGTTTCGCCTTTATATTCATCATCTACTTCAAGCTCATATTTTATAAGCCATTCTCCTGCGTCTTCTATTTCAAGAAATGAGAAGACTGCTTGAGAATAAAATCCACCAGTATTATCATCAGAAGCTGAAGACGACATAGTATAGGCTTCTTTATATCCATTATCTCCGTAAGCCCTTATTCGAATTTCTTTTTCTTCAAGCCCTAACGAATCTGACAAGATACAAGTACCGTCTAAATTCGGTTGAATTTTACCAGAAAATGTCACAACCATGAAAGGCGACTCTTTATTCCATTCAGTAGAGTAGCCAGTAAAGAAGCAAGTGTCGATAAGTGTAACTGCTTCGTCTTCTGCGTATGCAACACTGATCCATGTTAGCAATAATGCTATTGCCATCACAGCAGTGAATGCTATTGTGAATTTTTTCATACCAGCAATTATATAATATCTAATATAAATGTTTACAAACCGAATTTGTTATTCTTGCAAAATACTTGCAAGTCTAATGCAAGAGCACCAACTTGTTCCATCATTGCATTATGTCTTTTTGCCAAGTCGACAAGTCGTTTCTGTAACTCTATTATATTTTCCTCTTTAGAGGATTCTTTAGGTTCTTTTATTTGTGGTTTCATTGTTTACTTAACTCCGTTACTTTGAGCAGTTGATCGACAAGTTTTGATCTAATCTGACCAAATACATGAGTATTAATATCCTGTTCGGGGTATAAATCTTTTGCGACTGCGTTTGCTACAACTATATATTGTCTTAATACATCTGCCTGTATCTTAATATCATCACTGACTTCAACGTCTGGTATCTTTGCTACTATGGTATCTCTTTCTTTTCGTTTAAACGTGGTCTGAAAACCATTCTTACCACCCTGTTCTGTGTAGCATTCATGGTCTGTGCATATTGCTTTTGGTGTTCTCTGATAATATAGGTCATCTCCTACGTTCCAAACAGCCCCACAAATTTTACACTGTCCATCATACTTTGCCTTAATCATAGAATCTACTAATAATAATACCACATATAAACCTTGATATTTATAAGTAGTAAAACAAAGAAAAAATATGGTATCAAAGGTAGCGATAGTCTCAATGGTATTAATAGTATCAATAGTATGGCTCAGTTGTTTATATATAGCCAACGCAGATATGTATAAAACACTAGGTGTGAGTCACAATCGTGCTCCACTCACCTGTATATTTGAGCCTGATCCTAAGTACACTCATGACCAATCTAAGATTATGGAAGCAACTGAAACTGCTATATGGAATTGGGAAGTAGCATTAAACGAACATTCACCTAGTGGATACTGGGAGTTGAGAACAGTAGGCGTGCCTTTTGAATTACATGATAAGAAGACACCAGATGATTTTCGTATGTGTAACATATTAGTATCATTTGAGTATATGAATTCTGAAACATCATCCTTGGGTTTTACACATATAGATTTTTCAAAATCATGGCATAAATATATGCACGTTGTTCTATACCTAAATACGTATGAAAATTTGAATATGCCAAAGATAACAATAACCTTTGGAGAGAGTGGTAGTACAATAGATGTAGACGCAAGCGTAAAGGAGTTTCCAATAGAGACCATTCAGAATATAATGTCACATGAATTTGGTCATGCCTTGGGTGCTGGTCATTATCAGCTAACATCACCACCAGTATCTAACAAACCTTGGATTGACACATCAATAATGTATTATGCATTAGATCCAAGCGACACTGATTTAATGATTCCAAAGTATGTAGATGTGAAAATGATAGAATTGATATATGGTAGTGATGGGTTTGGTGGACAAGTACCATTAAAGCCACCGATAGTTAACTATTATAATATAGGTGACGTAGATATATGCACGTATAAATGTAATAAATAAGTTTATATTTGGTATGGAATATAGGTAGTTGATGAAATGTCCAAAATGTGGATCAACGTGGGCTATAGAATTTGAAACTAAATACACTAAGAAAGGATATTGGTGTGATGAATGTGGTAATGAGTGGGTAGTACCAAATACTAAACATGAATGGGATCAGTTAGAATGAAAGAAGATAAAGCAAAATATGAAAAGTTTAAAGTAGTAATATGTCCTGTCTGCAAAAAGGAAGTTGAATGTGATTGGGATATAGATTATAAGGATAATGTAATACCAGTAAAAAAGTGTGGTTGTAACGTTGATTGAATGGGAAAAATTAGACGGTGGTAAGTGGAAGAAAAAAGGAGTTCATGCTGTAGGTAAGGGAAAAGTTAACCCTTACGCACCAGATTACTTTAGAAAATTAAACGAGCAGATGAAAAAGATATTTATTTATTGTGATGACTGCAAGAAAAAATACTGTCTAGCAGATCCATGTATTCATCATTTGTCTGATTCACCAGAGCATAGAGAAAAATATGAGGCATATATAAAAAAGCAGAAAAAGGCTGCAGATAAATCACAACGTATAAATAACCAAACTAATCTTGATTAGACTATGATAAGTTACAAATTAATTTACGACCTACATAAGATGGGATTGAAGATAGACGATGATATAAACTTAGAACCGTTGGGTGATATTCATCATGGTTCTATAGGATTCTTAATTGAACTTTATAGAAAAGCTATAGATAGAATAACAAATGAAACAAATAGAATAACAATATTTATGGGTGATCAGTTAGACGCAATAACACCATATGATAAAAGATTTAATCCAGACACTGCATACTCACATGATATTGATGAGCAGAGACAAGAGTGGCAAGAAGTAACACAGCCTTTGATTGATGAGCATAAAAGATTACTACACCTTTATAGGAAAGTATTAGGATTCCTTCATGGTAATCATGAGTATAATATCAGAGGTATAACAAGACCATATATCGAAAACCAGTTTTGTAAAAATAACAAACTACAATTTTGTGGTAGTAGGGCTGTCATTGGATTAGACTTTAGATGGAAGGGTAAGAAAATATCCGAAGACAATCAGTATAAGATATTAGCAATTCATGGTGTTGGTGGATCAAAACCAGAAGCTATGTTTGAGGCAATGAAGACCAACAATTACATGGACATATTCTTATGTGGTCACTCACAT